TATTATCGCAGAGCTGGTTATTCCGCCGGAGGTGGGCGGTTTCTGGATGCGTGAGCTTGGCCTGTACGATGATGCGGGAACGTTAATTGCCGTGGCGAACATGGCCGAAAGTTATAAGCCAGCTCTTGCCGAAGGCTCAGGGCGTTCGCAGACCTGTCGCATGGTCATCATCGTCAGCAGTGTGGCCTCGGTGGCGCTGACCATTGACACCACAACGGTGATGGCGACGCAGGATTACGTTGATGACAAAATTGCAGAACATGAACAGTCACGACGTCACCCTGACGCCTCGCTGACCGCAAAAGGTTTTACTCAGTTAAGCAGTGCGACCAACAGCACGTCTGAAACACTGGCTGCAACGCCGAAAGCGGTAAAGACCGCCTATGACCTTGCTAACGGGAAATATACCGCGCAGGATGCCACCACCGCGCGAAAAGGCCTTGTTCAGCTCAGTAGTGCGACTAACAGCACGTCTGAAACGCTCGCCGCAACGCCGAAAGCGGTAAAGGCCGCGTATGACCTTGCTAACGGGAAATACACTGCACAGGACGCCACTACAGCGCGAAAAGGTCTTGTCCAGCTCAGTAGCGCCACCAACAGCGATTCTGAAACGCTTGCGGCAACACCAAAGGCGGTTAAGACAGCGTATGACCTTGCTAACGGGAAATACACTGCACAGGATGCCACCACGGCGCGAAAAGGTCTTGTCCAGCTCAGTAGCGCCACCAACAGTGATTCTGAAACCCTCGCGGCAACGCCAAAAGCAGTGAAGTCTGCCTATGACAATGCTGAAAAACGTCTTCAGAAAGATCAGAACGGTGCGGATATTCCGGGAAAGGATACCTTCACGAAAAATATCGGTGCCTGTCGTGCTTATAGCGGCGCTTTGAGCACTGAAGCCGGAAACTGGACAACCGCTCAGTTTATTGAATGGCTGGATTCCCGTGGTGCATTTAATCATCCGTACTGGATGTGCAAAGGCTCCTGGTCATATGCAAATAACAAAATCATTACGGATACCGGATGTGGTGATATCCACCTGGCTGGTTGTGTCGTCGAGGTCATGGGAACTAAATCTGCAATCACTATCCGAGTGACCACGCCGACAACATCAAGTGGTGGCGGTACAACCAGCGCGCAATTCACTTACATTAATCATGGGGACGGCTACTCCCCCGGCTGGCGTCGTGACTGGAATCGTCAGGGCGACTCAATGACCGGAACGATTAATCAGGATGGCGGAAGCCAGAATGCCTATATGTCTACGGCCTTATGTTCAGGCACCAGAGGCGGCAAAAAATATCTCAGAAAGTTTCGTGGTGGAGAAGGAGACACTATCTGGCATGAAACAGTACAGGGCGGGGTAGTTCGCTGGGCGACTGGTAATACTGATGCTCAGGAAGAATTATCACTCAGCTCCGCTTATGGTCTCCGTTCAAGAGGTGAGATTACATCAAGCAGTGCTAATGGTCTGCGCATTGCTTATGGCAATTATGGATTCTTTATCAGGAATGATGGCAGCAGCACTTATTTTATGTTGACTAAATCAGGTGACAGATTAGGCACTTATAATAATTTAAGACCACTGATTATAAATGATGCCACGGGTGCTGTATCAATGGGGCATGGCCTGAGTGTTACTGGTGATATTGTCTCAAGTACCAAAGTACGTGCCGGTAGCGGGAAAAAATTCACGGTCAGCAGCAGTAATACATCCACGAAGGAAGCCGCATTCAATTTGTGGGGAAACTCAAGTCGTCCGGTGGTGGCTGAATTAGGTGATGATGCAGGCTGGCATTTTTACAGTCAGAGAAATACAGATAACAGCATCACTTTTGCTGTTAACGGGCAGGTATCACCATCTAACTATGGCAACTTTGATTCACGCTATGTCCGGGATATTCGGCTTGGTGGTGCTGCCACATACAAACCTGCGAACAATGGCATGACATGGACACATCAGGCACCGTCCGGGTGTGTATATTCCGGCATTATTGTTCAGGATACCGGCTCAAACTCTGCCGATAACATTGGTGGCGTATATTACAGACCGGTGCAGAAATACATTAACGGGACTTGGTATAACGTGGCGCAGGTATAATTTATGCAGCATTTGATAAATATAACGGCAGGTAATCCAAAAACGGTTGAACAATATCAATTGACAAGGGATTTTGATGTTGTCTGGTTTTTTTCAGAAGATGGTAAGAACTGGTACGAAGAACAAAAGTATTTTGCTGATGACACGATAAAAATAGCGTACGACAAGGATAATATCATCCGCTATGTGGAAAAGGATGTGACAGCTATCAGACCGGATGGATTAAGTGTTGTTGAAGTGGCGGATATTACTGCTAACCGACGGGCGGACATTTCAGGGGGCTGGATGTTTAAGGACGGAAAAGTGATTAAACGCATTTATACGGCAGAGGAATTGCAGCAGCAGGCAGAAAACCGGAAAGCCAGACTTCTTGCAGATGCTGAATCCGTGATTTTGCCGCTGGAGCGCGCGGTCAGACTGAACATGGCAACAGAGGAGGAGCGCACACGGCTGGAGGCTTGGGAACGCTACAGCGTTCTGGTCAGTCGTGTGGATCCTGCAAATCCTGAATGGCCGGAAATGCCGCAATAAGTTGTATGAACTCTGGTGTGAGCTTACATATCTATGGTACAGAGTAAAGCCTAATCTGACAGTCCGCTCTGTGCCTGTTGCGGACGTTAAGCTAACGGCAGCTAAGGGTGTACAGCGGACGTATTAAAATTGTAATTTTTCATTAAACACAACCAGCTCCAGCCTCTAAATTTTGAACCGGATCACGACTTAAGAGTAATGGCATTCACGAGCAATGAAAATGACACTTATTATGCGTTTTTAATATTGCACCAGAATAAATAAAGTGTATCTTATTGAGTGGGTTGCTTATTCTTTATAGTTCAATTAAAAAAGCAGCCTAATTATTTAAATATTATGATTAATAAAGACTATTAATTAAGTTGAGACTAAATCTATACAGATAAAACTTTAAATTTTAAGGAGAGAGTAAATGATAAAACCACAATACTCAGATAGGTTTGTTTATCATTTTACATACATTGATAATCTTGAGGGAATTATAAAAAATGGATTACTTAGTACAAATTTAAAATCAAATAGAGGCATTATTCATAAAGATATAGCAAATAATGAAATACAACACCGTCGTAGTGAAATGAGGGTCACTTGTGGTCCAGGTGGAGTGGTCCATGATTATGTGCCTTTTTACTTCACTAAAAGATCTCCCATGTTACTTAATGTTATTAAGAAAAAAAACGTAGATCAAGAAGGAATTATATATCTTGCGATACCAATAGAGGCGATAGAAGATAAATCAGTAGTTTTTTCAAATTCTTCTGCAAATACTTTAACGCCACCAACATTTTACTCTAATGCTGATGATTTAAATAAGCTAAATTGGGATGCAATTGACAGTAGAGTGTGGATCCCAAAGACCGAAGGAGTAAAACAGCAAAAAATGGCAGAGTTGCTTATTCATGATGAAATTCCCTTCAATAATTTTTCATTTATTGTTGTTTGGAATCTTTGCGTGAAAACGCATGTTGCACAGCTATTGAAAAAATATGGGTTTAATAATTTTGATGTTCGTTGTGATTCTAGATCATTTGATCATCATTACTTTCATGATTTAAATGTGGTAGGCCGGGTGAATATTGTTACAGGACCTAAGATTCTCCTTGCGAAGACTAAAAAATATATAAGTGATATAAAACAAAATAAACCTTTAAACCCTAGATTTAAAAATATCGCAGATGTGTTAGAAGCGATTAGCAATAACTTTGGGTGTATAAAAGAACTTTCTGATATTGATGGCCTTGAAACAGATAATCCTATTCACCGAGAGGATGTTGGGGCACATAGCAGAAGAGTTGCCAGCTTACTTAATACGGAGTCTGCATTCCACGACTTATCGGAAAGAGAACGACTTGTTGTAACGCTCGCTGCATATTTACATGATATTGGCAAAGGACCTAAATCTAGATGGAAAGATGGAGTACAAAAAGTAGATGATACTCATCCTATTAAATCGTTACCTATGCTTAAAAGAATTTTGTGTGAAGAAATAGGTGATTTATCCAATAGGGAAATAAGGCAAATTGTGACACTCGTAGTTTACGATGATCTTGTTGGGGATATAATAGCCCATGAAAGAAACGAAGAGCAAATGCAAAAAATAATAAAGATAAAATCTGATGTAGATATGTTAATTCTAATTGCTAAATGCGATATGAATTCCATTAATACAGCATGGGTAAAAGATGGGATTGATAAAATTGAAGAATTAAGAGCAAGGATGTATACTTATCTTGAGGAGAATTTATGATTAGATTCGTTGATGGTGATTTTTTTGATTATGCTGCTGACATTAGAATCAATACAGTTAATTGTGTTGGTGTAATGGGGGCAGGGGTAGCTTTTGCTTTTAAAAACAAGTTTCCCGAAATGTATGATGAGTACGTATTGCTATGTAAAAAAGGAGACATATCCCCAGGTAAACCAGCAGTTTGGAAAAATGCTGATGCGTATGGTAATGATATAGAGATCATAAATTTTCCTACTAAGGATCATTGGAAAAATAAATCCAAGTATGAATATATAGAAAAAGGTCTGGTTTGGCTCTCGAATTATTTGGAGCATAAGAACGGTAAAATTATCACTCTACCAGCTTTAGGTTGTGGCCACGGCGGTCTTGATTGGGAAATTGTAAAAAAAATGATACAAGATTCTCTATCTAACAATAAAAATGAGATCTTGGTTTTTAGCCCGCAAGCATCAAAAAATAATAAACGAGAAAAAGTCACACCAAACCATAGCTACCCATCGCTAAAGGATCTAAATGTGTCCGAAATTCGACGTGATGATAAAAGCTTTCCGGTAAAACTTTCAACTTTATCAAGCAAAAATCTTTATTATACTGGGCAGCTATTTACTGACTTTGATCTTTCTATAATTTCGAGTACATCACCTAGCGATATAGAAAAGCAAGCTGTCCTTGATACTATTGATATTTCTGTTAAGAAAGGGTATTCATTGCTCTTTGGTGGAACTGCTTTCGATAAAATGATGGCTGTTACTGCTTTACGTAAAGGTATCAAGACAGGTGTTTTTTTGCCAAGTGGCATAGCTAAATCAGCTGAAAAATTGAATTTGCACGGTAAATTTAATCATCTAACTATCCTTTCTTTTGGTGATCCTTTTGTTCAATTTAATAGAAGTGAGTATCTCCCCTCAGTTTTTAGTCGTATTCTTCTACCGCGCCGAGTGTTGTTCACTACAAGTAAATTACAATGGCTTAAGAAGCATAAAAAAATCATTTTACAAAATAATATTGATTCATTTTTCCTTATTTCGGAAACAAATGATAATGACATAGAAGCTGCGAATTTAATTGGATCAAAAGCTATAGATGAACATGAGTTATTTAATTTTATTTGAATTGATTTTGTGCCTGCAAGAGTCCACCTCTTGATGGTGTTTGTACTCAAGAATTATGGATATGCAATGCATATCCATTGTGGATAGATCTCCATTTTCGGCACTCATAAACACTTTTAAATCATATTTGAAATGTTTTACTGACGTTACTACTTTTAATTTTTTTGTTATACTTTCATTAAGGTTATTCAAATTAAAAACACGCTCGATATATATTCAAAAATATTGAAAAGATCTTTAAATACGTCCCTTGGAGTCAATGGTGAACTTCCGCTTTTCGCTCAAAGCAGACTGTCAGATTTGATAACTTTTGGGCTATGTAAATTGTCAGGCGGAAAATGAGTGAGTACAAATCAGGACAGGCGGGCGAATTGCCCGCCTTTTCTTTATCTGTTGTTTCATCCACTGACCAGCCAGGTCAAATAGCGTCTCATGCTCTGCACAACAGAAAATAGTTGCACCCATTAACCACGGAGTTAAACGGATGAGTGACTATCATCACGGCGTGCAGGTGCTGGAGATTAACGACGGCACCCGCGTCATTTCCACCGTATCCACTGCCATTGTCGGCATGGTCTGCACGGCCAGCGATGCGGATGCGGAAACCTTCCCCCTCAATAAACCGGTGCTGATTACCAATGTGCAGAGCGCAATTGCAAAGGCCGGTAAAAAAGGCACGCTG